TACTCCGTTGTTGTCAGCAGGTCTTTAAGATCCTGTTGCAGATCTTCTAAAGATCTGATTTGACCCCTAACATATTGTAGTTTCTCCATGGTGTCAACACCATATATAGCGTGATCTCGAAGTCGTTGAAGATTCTTTTTTACTTTTCTCTGTACTAATGAAATTGTATCTATGTCCATTATACTCTTTGTAAACAAATTTTGTTTTCACCAGATTCAAATGTTTTAAAATCCCAGTAAGATAATGTTTTAGCAATTGATTCCATACCATATTTTTTATAGTCATCAAATATAAACCTCGTGCCTTTTCTTGATCTATCAGCAAACCACACAGCTTCTCTCACAACATCTTTTGTCATATGAGGCCCATCAAAATGAACTAGATCAAATATCTTTTTTCCGTTGTTAAAAAGATTCATAAACATGATATCGGTCATGTGATAAAAGCTAAAATTTCTGTTAGATGCAAAATCTTTAATCATTTGTGATTTCATATCTTCTGTATAATCACAGGTATATTCTGGAGTATCATCATAATGTTGATATTTAATATTATTGTAGGGATCTATTGCAATGTGTTCATAAGGTTTATCTTGTATTCTAGCTTTAAGTCCCAACATAATTACTTGAGAGCCTAAACCTTCTCTTACACCTATTTCACATGAAGTTACTGATTTTGGTTCTTCAAAAAATGGTAATGTCTCGCACCATTTTTTTAAAAGATCGTATTCTACACTGTCCCCTTGAATCATAATTTAAATTGTTGAAGCACATTAATTTTTTCTTCGGCTTCTGCTATTTTTGTAACTAGTTTATCTAATTCATCTAGGTGTTGCGGGTGCTCTCCGATTGCTACGGGTTTTTCTAAATATATTTGAATAGTAGCATCTGCTTCAGATATTTGAGCATTATATCTATCTTCTAATGCATGTAATAATGTTGATCGAAGACTCATGAAGAATCTATATATTATTTATAAGTTTTGTAAACTAAAAAATGCCTTCGAATTTAGTCCCTTTAACAGCAGCACCTCCACCTCTACACATACCACCTGTTGAAAATCTTTTCTTACCCTCTTTATTCATTTCAATAATTTTTTTAATACCTGGGTAATCTTTTGCTTTTCCTACGGCTATTACTTTTACTTTTGGTTTTTTGTTTTTATCCATTATATTTTTCCTTGTGCTTTTAATTTCTTTATATCACCTTTTGTAAGACCTGTTAAGTCCACCTTTGGTTTTACCGATGTAATATCTGGAGATATTCTTTTCGGTTTAAATAAGTTTTTTATCCATTTCCACATTTTATGTCCTTACGTTAGCTGGTTTTGGCCCTGCATTACTTACTGATCTCTTTCTGGCAACAGCAGAGGCCTTTTGCGACTTTGTCATCGCTGTGGCTTTTGCAAGTGGTACGCACTTCGGATACTTCCGCTTTGAACCACTGGCAGATTTTCGTCCACACTCTTGAAACTTGCCACCTTTTTTCTTTGCTCCAATATCTACCCATTTTTCATTAAACCATTTTGTTAGTCCGCCTGTACTCATAGCAGGCACACAATTTGGAACCATACGATTCCCTTTTTTCTTCATGCCTTTTTGGATATAGCCTTCCCAACATGATCCTTTTTTGTTCATTAGAATACGCCTTGAAAATTTGTTCCTCTAATTGCAGCGCCACCACCTCTAGATAATTTAAGTGACTTCAAAGTTTTTGCTTGACCTGCGTGAGCCTTAGATGCTTTTTCTAATTTGTTTGCAACTTTCATTATTGTGCCTTTGTTAGCAGCAGTATATTTTAATTTTTTAGTTTTAGGATCGTATTCAGAAATAGGGTTTTGTTTATCAGTAATTTTTTTTTGTTTTTTATCTCTTGGATCATAAGGTCTAACGGATAAACCTTCTTTAGCTTTCTTAGGTTTACCAATTGCAATCATAATCATTAATTTACCTTTTTTAGCTTTAGTCATTCCAGATTTTTCTAATCTACCCATTGCTGATTGTGAGCCTGCAGTAACAGCCATTCCAACTTTTGCTTTCTTAGGTCCCCAGTCTTTTCTTTTAGTACCACTTGGATCTTTTATTTTACCTGCACATATTTTTGAAGCGTATGCGTTTGCATAGGCCGATGGATATACTTTAAATTTTCTTTTAGCCGCTGATTTACCTCTTGCACATAATTTTGTCATTTATTTTTTTCCTCCTCGGAAGATTTGTGTTCCCTTAATACCATAGATACTCGCCACGACAAGGATCCACAAATTTGTGAACCATCCCGGGAGCTGCGAAAACATCTCAAAAAATAATTTTACTTTGTCCATTGCTGTTGGATCGTCTGATACGACTGCCCAGGCCAGCACCAACACGGGCAAACTTAAAATTATCAAAACTGCCTCGTCCTTCCAGTCCGATTGTCGGGCCTCTAGAAGTTTTCCCTGGTAAGCTTCCTGGCCTTCAGCCATTTTTCTTGCGTGCATCATTTGTGCATCCGCCATCAACATTTTCGTCTCTTGACGTTTTTTGAAGATGTGCGTACCTGCTTGGGCCGCTAATTTTATCGCGCTTAACCACATTGTATTTCTCCTGTCTTCTTATACTCATGAATTCTATCATTTTATCTATTATTTGGAAAGCCCTGTAGCCGTTTTGTCTCCATCTCCAGGTTTGTCTATGATATTCTTTACGTTTTTTACAAAGAAGTAACTGACCACCAAACATATTAGCAAACCTTTGTAGTGTGTCTTGATCTGACATCTCTATGGTACAAGCAAATTCTTTTTTTCTACCTACACCTTTTGACCAGATGCCAAAACTTCCTTCTCCATCAAATACTCCAGATAAAAAAATTAATTTAGATGCTACTGGAAGACTTTCGTATGAGTTTTTTGGTGTATTGTTTGACACTTTTTAACTTCTTTCCTTTTAATCCTTGTGGGTTTGGTCCTCTTTTAGGCGGTGGCCCATATTTAACCCCTCCACTTAATGAATTATTTCTTCTTTGAGTCAATTTTTTCTCTCGCAACTTCTAGACGTTCGTCAGATTGTTCGTCTTGTTGTAATAATCTATCGTAATCAAATTCAAGTCTTTGTGCAGCTCTTTGGTTTTCTTGATCTGCTCTAAATTTTGTTTCTTCAGCTTTTCTTTGTAGATCCATAGCTCTTAAATCAATTTCTTGTTGTTTAATTTTAATTAATGGATCTTCTTTGTTCTGTGATGCTTGTTCATTTTGAACTAACTCTTGAGTAATCTGTGCAGCAACCTTTGCAACCTCCGCTTCAAACATTATTTCAAATTGTTGCGGATCTTGTTGAGCCATTTGTGACATTTCTGGATTTTCCATGATCATAGCTTTGACTTGTGCCTTAGCTTTAAATGAAACGTGATCTGAAATGTGTGATTGTAGCAATGCATACACCTGTGGATTAATTTGAACCATTCTAGATTGCATAAATGCCATGTGTGCAGCTAAGTGTGCATCGTGATCTTGAAATTCAAAGGCTGTCAACAACTTCATTTGAAGTGCACGTGCATTTTCTTTCGCAGGATCTAAAGGCTCGGGTTGTTTCGGTGGTTGTTTAAGAATTGCCTCTATTTGTTTTGTACCAAGTGCTTCATAAACACGTCTGTAGGCTTCATGTAAGTTATGCATCTGTGGATTTGACTGTGCAATTTGTAATTGTGCCTGTGCAAGTGTCACTCTTTGAGCCATCGACATGATATTTGGGTCTGCAACAGGTAAAATATCGACTCTGTTGTCAAAATCTGCCTGTTTAATCTGTCTAGGGCCACCGTAGACATCGTATGGATACTCTGGTGGTAGTGATTCCCCACAAATTCTTGCTAATATCTTAAATTCAAGTCTCATTGCGTAGTAACAACGCTTGTGAACACCACTCATTACACGTGATCCTCTTTCCATTAATGCCATTGTAGTACCAACTGCTCTATTTTGAGCATCATTCCCTATATTTGAATCTGTAATCGCTGCAAATTTCTGTCCTGCTTGAACTACAAAACCCATTAAGTTGTATAAAGTCGGTGATGGTTCTGTAAAGGGTAAATTAAAAAACTGATCTCTAATATTTCCTCCAGGCGCATCTACATCTCTAAACTCTCCTGGTTGAATTGGTTGGTCATCATCTCTAACTCTAATACCACGTGATTTAAATCCTGCTGGTAAATTTTTTAAAGTACCTGCATCAATCAATTGTCTTAATGATTGTGTTGCAGCTTGTGATAATCCACCAATCATGTGTGTTAAACCAAATCCATAAAAACCTAAACCTGGTAAAAATTTGTAATGAACAAAATATTCTGTTCTTTGGTATGTAATATCATTAGGTTTGTAGTTTCTATAAATAGATAAAACCTCTCCACTACCTTCGTCAATAGTTACAATGTATGGAATTTTAATTTTTTTAGCTTTGTCATCAAAGTCTTCAAACTCATCTAAGTTTAAATCGACATGCATCTCAAGAATTGTGTTTAAATAATCTGAACCGGTACCTTTAATACCTTCTAGTTCATTTAGTTTTTTTTGAACTGAATCTGGTTCTGTGCTGCTGTCGATTAAATCAATGTCTCTGTAAAATCCTGCTGCCATTTTCTTTGTCACATCATTAGAAGTCATTTTAATAACATGTGTAATTCTTTCACAATCTTTTAAATCAGATGCGTAGTATGGAACGACTAAATCTTCTGCAGGTATAAATTTTGATACAGGTCTATCTTGTAATGCATCAAAGTAAATTTTCTTAAATGTAGATCCTGATAGGGGTAAATAAAATAACATCTGATCCATGTCAGTTGTATAATCTTCCATTTCCTCCATCAGCAGGTAATTCATATAATCTTTAACTCTATCGGCTTGTGCTTCGGTGGCCGGTGTTTGTGCACCTATAACCTGTGTTCTTACAGGGCCATCAGATGGTACAAGTTCTTTATAAGCTTGTGCTTGGAATTGTGTAACTGATTCAGCTAATAATGGATGAGTGACACCGGAAGCACCTTTAAATGGTTTAGTTACTTCCTGGTACTTAGTTCCTAATAAATCTAAACCTTTAATGTAAGCGTCTTCCCATTCTTTTCTAGAAGTTTTATCTTTTTTATATTCTTCAATAAGATCAGAACCCATTTCTTTAAGAGTTCTTTCGTCCATGCCTTCTGCAAGGTTTGCGTTAAAATCATCTTGAGGTCTTTCTTCAACTACCTCTTCTTCACCTTCAATAGTTACATCTACTGGTAAACCATCTGGTTGTTCAACAATTTCTTCTTCTGTCTCTGATGTTACTTTTTCTACTGCCATGATTAATTGTACCTTATTGGTTTAAACATATCCACTACAAGTCCTCCTTTGGACTTGTAAGTTTTTTGTGTATTTCTCATTAGTGGCACCACTTTAATCGCATATGCATCAAAATACAAGCGTGGATCTCCTTCTGGAATATTTTTAGTTCCCTTCTCTGGATTCATACCAGAATTACTGTGGTAAGTGCTTTTGATCTCTTTTCCTTTTAGTGGGTGATCTGATGGGTATTTAAAATTATCAGTGCTGACATTTTTATAGGGTTTTGTTGGATCTGATAAAGATATTTTTGTTGGCCCTGCTTTTGATCCATAGAACCGTGCATTCTTAGACATAACATCTGGTAGAACAGCTTTTCCTTTTTTACCAATACCTTTTCCATTTGAGTAACCGTAAAATCTCTCGTTACCCGCTTTATACCCTTGCCTGAAACTTACTTTGTCAAACGGGGCAACGGCTACGTAATCAACATTTTCACGTGCAGCCTTCTGCATCAAATATTTAATTGCATGATCTCCATATGAATCTGATTCAACCATTGGAAAGTAATCTTTGTTATTGTCTCCGTAAGTATTTCTTTGAGTAGTTAATCTTTTTAATTTTGTATTAATATCTTTCATAGATGCACTAATTGCATTTACTCTGCCAAACTCATTGTTTACAACAGCATCATCTAAATCTTTAAGCATCTTACCTCTTTGACTCACAAGTAAATTTAATTCTATATCTGCATTAAATGGGTTAAGTCTTTTCTCTCCTGATAATTGCTGAGCTTTAGTCATACTTTTAGCAATACTCTGGTTTACATCAGATTGTATTTCATTAATCATAAATACTTTTTTACCATCAGGTGTGAACCTTGTATCGTATCTAATGTGGTAAATATTATTTACGTCACCAATCTCATCTGTAAAGTGTCCCCCTCTATTTCGAAGTGATGCATTTGTTGGAATATCTTCTGGAAGTGTAAAAATAGTTTCTCTGTAATCTTTACCACCTTGTAATGTGTAATTAGTTTCAGTTCCGTATCTAGTTTTATTTGCTTGCATAGGACCTGCCTTGTTATTGATATCACCAATAACTTTGTTCAATAATTTTTTATCCTCTATTGCAAGACTTGTATTTTTTGTGGCATCTTTTAAGGTATCATTAATTTCTCTTAATGCTGACTTACTTAGAGCACCACCATCTGCTTTTAAATTATATTGTAAATTATCTAAATCATACTTTAAGCCATCATATTCTTTGTATTTAACTTGTAAATCTCTTACCGTATTTCTTGCATTCTTAGCAGACACATCAAACGCTTCTTGAGCACCTTTATTAGCACCAAGTTCAATTGGTCTTAATCTATTAACAGGGTTTAGCTTGATCATTGCCCCTACTTCATTAGCATCAAGCTTTAGACCAAATTTCTTTGCTGCATATAACAGGCCACCTGTTAGGTCTCCTGCTTCATTGAATACTGCTAAATTAGAATCGAATAATTCTTCTTTGGATACATTAACTTCTTTACCGGCAAAGGGACCTGAATCATATTTAAATCTTTTCTGTTCTCTAACAGTTTTAGTTGCAGGTTTGCCAAATATTTTAAAGTTTACTTTTCTAGT